GAATAGCGCTACTTATGATCTTCCGATTCAAGCCAGAGAGCTAAGGCAGCAGCTAGGACTTAGCAAACGATCACTTGAAGCAGTCATTGAGAACCTGAGAGTGATTTACAAGCAACCAATCGTTGCCAAAAAAAAACAGCCTAGCGGATACTATCTTCCAAGAAATGAAGAAGAAAGAAACGACGGCTTAGCCCCATACAAAAGACAGATATTGACTGAGCAAAATAATCTTGCTGCTATTATGTCTGTCAATCTGGAAGAATATTGGGCAACAGAAAAAGCCTGACGGCAATCAGGCTCACAAAATATTATTACAAGAGGATTATATCACAATGAACGAAGTTTGGAAAGATATACCAATTGTTAAAGGATATTATCAAGTTTCCAATCTTGGTCGTGTTCGGTCTATTGGTAGAACAGTCAATGCAAAACAGAGAACAAGAAAAACAAAAGGACGCATCTTAAAACAGAGCTTATCTTCAGGCTATGCAATAGTGACACTTTCAGTCAATGGATTAAGGAAGTCGATAAGAGTTCATAGACTAGTAGCTGAAGCATTTATACCAAATCCAATCAATAAGCGAACGATAAATCATATTGATGAAAATAAACTTAATAATAGAGTAGATAATTTAGAATGGGCGACAGATAAGGAAAATGCTAATCATGGGAATAGAACAACGAAATCATCTTTAGGTCGTTGTAAACCTGTAGAACAATTTACACTTGAAGGGGAATTCATAAACACGTTTGACTCAATAAAATCTGCATCAATGAAAACAGGTATCTCGTCACAAAGAATAACAGCAACAGCAATGGGGCACCAAAAACAGACTCACGGATATAAATGGAGGTACGCATAATGAATGATCTAATGATTCAAATGCTTGACCAGTTCGAAGCTGGTCTAATGGACAGAACGATGAAAGTAATGCACGTTGTGACAGACGAAAAGTATAGATTTCCTTTAGAACTCAACAAGTCTCAATGCGCTTTAATGCTCTTAGGTACTAAAGATACTGGGACATTTGATGAACGCTTTAACTGTCATAAGGATTTTCCGAGGATTCCAAATGCTCGTGAGAAATACCCTCGTGATGAAGTCATTGAATGGTATCACAAGAATTGGCAAAGAACTGTTATCTAAGAAAGAACAAAAGGAACTATATCATGAACAATTTACAAATTATCGCAGTAGGCACACTTATTTCAGTAACCCTGATTGAGTCTCTTATCTCAAATATCAAGCTCAGAAAAGCTCTCAAGAACAAACAGACAGCTGGGACTGTCATTGCTCAATATATCCCACAACGAGGCTTCATTGACTACAAGACTGGAAGACGTGTTGACATTGACCCTGAAACAAAGAAAGAAGTCTTTGTTGACTGAGGAAAGCTATGGATGAATTAAAAGTATTGCCTCACGATATCCAGGCTGAGCAGTCGGTTCTTGGTTCAATTTTTATCAAACCTGAAAAAATGATTGAGGTGGCTGAGTATCTGAAACCAAATGACTTTTACAGGCCAGCTCACAAGATTCTATTTAAGGCCATGGTGAGCCTTGCTGATCGTGGCGAGGCCATCGATATTGTCACAATCAAGTCAACGCTGGAAAGTACGGATGAACTTGGCATGGTTGGCGGTATCAGCTACATCGCTGAGATTGTTAATGCAGTGCCAACCAGCTCACACGCTGAGCATTATGCCAAGATTGTTGCTAAAAAAGCACAGCTACGGTCTATCATTGACAACTTGTCTGACTCAATTGGCAATGCCTATGATGAGGACATGGATATTGATGAGATTATCGCAAAAGCTGAGCGATCACTTATCGAAGTTAGTCAAGCCAGTAACAAGAGTAGTTTCAGACCTATCCATGATGTCCTTTTGGAAAATCATTCAAAGATTGAGGAACGCTCAAACAATACCAGTCAAATCACTGGTATTGAAACAGGATTTTATGACTTTGACAAGCTGATAACAGGCTTGCATGAAGACCAGCTAATTGTCTTAGCGGCACGGCCAGCGATGGGGAAGACAGCCCTAGCTCTTAACATAGCTCAGAATGTGGCAACTAAGTCCAATAAGGCTGTGGCCGTCTTCTCGCTTGAAATGGGGGCTGAAAGCCTTGTTGAGCGGATGTTGTCAGCTGAAGGAACAATCATCAACCATCATATTAGAACAGGAAATTTGACGGTTAATGAGTGGCAACGTCTTATCTATGCACAGGGTCAGCTTGCTGAAGCTCCAATCTTTATAGATGACACAGCTGGAGTCAAGATTACTGACATCAGAGCAAGAGCTAGGAGGCTATCTCAAGAGACTGACGGACTTGGATTGATAGTCATTGACTATCTTCAACTCATTCAAGGGTCACGGTCTGACAACCGACAGCAAGAGGTATCTGAGATTTCTAGGCAGTTAAAGATTATTGCCAAGGAATTAAAAGTGCCAGTCATTGCACTATCACAGCTTAGCCGTGGGGTTGAGCAAAGAAACGACAAAAGGCCTATCATGTCCGACTTAAGGGAATCAGGCAGCATTGAGCAAGACGCTGATATTGTCGCCTTCCTCTATCGTGATGCTTATTACCAAGACAAAAAAGAAGGTCAGCCAGAAAACGACATCACTGAGCTGATCATCAGAAAGAACAGACACGGAAACCTTGGCACAGTCAAGCTGTATTTCCACAAGGAATATACCAAGTTTTCTAGCGTTGAGGAGGAATGAAATGAAAAAATTTGACCACTATTTCAGCAACCATATTGCTGTAAAAAACGAATCTGATACAGTCACCATTGTTGACTATTACAATCCAGAAAAGGGCTATGAGTATAACTTACGTTACATTTTCGATAGAAAAAATTCATCCCTTGCTATCACAGGAGACTTTGGGGAATTAGTTGCACGAAATTTCTACAATATGGGTGAATGGGACACATTCTACAATCACTATACTGGTCATCTGGGGTATTTTCTTGAAAAGTTACTATGTTCAAGTAGGCCAGTTCATTACTATGATACTGACAAGGCTAAAAGAGAAATTCTCAATGAATTCTTTGATGGTGCTGATTATGATGATTTAGATTTTGATGATGAATTCCTACTTGATCAATTATTTGACAATTTTGACGAAGATAAAGGATTTACTTATATTCTTCCAGAGGCTTTTGAACGTTTTAGCGAAGATATGGAAGAATATGAGGTCTATGAATTTCTATCAAGGGCTGGCCGATACGTCAATGATGTCTTTGAACTTTACTTAGACGCTTATAAGAGAGCTTATGAGTATCTAACAAAGGAGGTTGATGATGGCACAACGCAGAATGTTTAGTAGAAAAATCACTGAGACTGACCGTTTTTTGGAAATGCCACTATCATCCCAAGCTCTCTATTTCCATTTGAACATGGGAGCTGATGATGAGGGCTTTATAGATAAGGCAAAGACGATTCAGAGAACTATTGGCGCTAGTGATGATGATATGAAATTACTGATTGCAAAAGGGTTCTTGATTCCCTTTGATAGTGGTGTAGTCGTTATCCGTCATTGGCGGATTCACAACTATATCCAGTCTGACCGCTTTCAATCAACCTTATACCAGTCAGAAAAGGCTCAGCTAGAGTATGACAAGTCAAAAACAGCTAGTCTTAAACCTATTGGAAATTGTATACAAAATGTATCCAAAATGGAGACACAGGTTAGGTTAAGTAAGGGTAGCTTAGATAAGGATAGCTTAACTACCTATCCTACAGTTTCAGACAATGAGGAAGAAGATATTCCATACAAGGAAATTATTTCTTACTTGAATGAAAAAGCTAATAGAAATTACAGACCTAACATTCAGAAAAACAAAACTCTTATCAAGGCTAGATGGTCAGAAGGATTCAGGTTAGATGATTTCAAACATGTGATTGATACCACGGTCAAGGATTGGTCAGGCACTAAGTATGAAAAGTATCTCAGACCTGAAACGCTCTTTGGTTCTAAGTTTGAAGGCTATTTGAATCAAGCACCACGAATCAAGACGGAAACAATTGACGGAAGGTTGGGCTTTTAGATGAATCCTTTTAAGAATTTTGAAACTAGGCAAGTCTTGGAAGAAACCTGCGAGGTTCACGGTTGCCAGCTCTGGCTGACTAAAGTACCGATTAAGGGACGGCTTGAAGAACTCAAGCAGTGTCCAGAGTGTACCAAGGCCGCTATCAACATCTTTGAAAATAAGTTGAACAGTCAGAGCAAAATCAACAGCAAGCTTGCTGATACATATGCTGTCTTTGAAAGAGATAGCTTGGTATCAGATAAGCTGAGGGCTAAGAGTCTTGAGAACTATGAAATCAAGGATGAAATTGACCAGCATGCTATCAATTATGCCAAGCGTATGGAACAGTTCTACCGACAGGATAGAACAGGCAATGCCATTATTACTGGCCCTTCTGGTGTTGGCAAAAGTCATCTGACTTACGGCTTGGCCAAGTTCATGAACGAACAATTCAAAGCCTACGAATCACCAAAATCAGTTCTTTTTATCTCACTGGTGAGCCTTTTTACCAAAATAAAAGAAAGCTTCAAGGTTGACAATGGGTACAGACAGGCTGACATGATTGAGCTGCTAACTAGGGTGGACTACCTCTTTCTGGACGATTTGGGCAAGGAGAGTCGCAAAGGCGACAGCCAGAACAATGAGTGGACACATCAGATTCTCTATGAGATTTTGGACAATCGGAGCAACACAATCATCAACACTAACCTGAGTAGTAAGGAGATTAAGGCCTTGTATGCTGACAATTATGGCAACGGTGCTTTGTCTAGTCGGATTCTTGAGGGTGTGACTGGAAATAGCTTTGCTTATCCGAAGGATATGGAAGATAGGAGGTATTGATGAAATTTTTAGACCTCTTTGCTGGCATTGGTGGTTTTCGCCTTGGAATGGAGCAAGCTGGGCATGAGTGCATAGGATTCTGTGAAATAAATAAATTTGCTAGAGCTAGCTACAAAGTAATACATGATACTGAAGGAGAAATTGAACTACATGACATCACAAGAGTTTCAGATGAGTTTATTCGAGGAATCGGAAGTGTGGACGTTATCTGTGGCGGATTTCCGTGCCAGGCTTTCTCAATTGCTGGAAATAGACGAGGTTTTGAAGATACACGAGGAACTTTGTTCTTTGAAATTGCTAGGTTCGCATCTATTCTCAGACCTAAGTATCTATTCCTTGAGAACGTTAAAGGACTCCTCAACCACGAAGGGGGGGCTACATTCGAGACCATCATCAGAACCTTGGATGAATTGGGGTACAACGTGGAATGGCAAATCTTTAACAGCAAGAATTTTGGAGTCCCCCAGAATAGGGAACGAGTGTTTATTATCGGACATCTTAGAGGAGAAGGTACCAGACCAATTTTTCCTTTCGAATCAAGCATCACAGAAAATTATCCTATCCACACCAGAAAAATAGGAAATGTTAATCCATCTGGTAATGGAATGAATGGGGAAGTGTATGATTCGGAAGGTTTATCTCCAACTCTAACAACAAATAAGGGAGAAGGAGTTAAAATCGCTGTAAATGTTGTAGGCAGATTACCTGGGAAATTTGAAATGCCAAATAGAGTCTACGATCCAGATGGCCTAGCACCGACTATCAGAACTATGCAAGGTGGAGGGTTAGAGCCAAAAATAATTCAGCGAGGCAGAGGCTATAATCAGGGAGGAGAATATGAAATTTCTCCAACTGTCACATGCAACAGTTGGCAAGAAAACAATCTTTTAAAGATAAAAGAAGCCACTAAAAAAGGCTATTCAGAGGCAGAGGCTGGCGATTCAGTAAACTTATCTCACCCAAATTCTGAGACAAGACGTGGACGAGTTGGTAAAGGTATTGCCAATACTCTCTTGACTGGAGAAGAACAAGGTGTGGTTGTTTATGACTTGTACAACAGAAGAAAGAAAGATATTGTTGGCACTTTAACAGCTAGCGGTCATAACGGTAATACTACTACGGGTACTTTTGGTATCTCTAACGGATTTAGAATCAGAAAGCTTACACCTCGTGAGTGTTGGAGGCTACAAGGCTTCCCTGACTGGGCTTTTGACAAGGCGAGTCAGGTCAATAGCAACAGTCAATTATATAAACAAGCTGGTAATAGCGTAACAGTAAACGTCATTGCTGCAATTGCAAGGAGATTGCTATGACCTATGAAGCTACATTCATGCTATATGGTTACAAAGCTGTTCCAATTGGCCAGTTTGAATCTAAGGAGTTGGCTGCCCAAGCAATTATTGACCATATCATTGAGAACTCTGGCATACATAGACCAAGGGTAGTTGCAACAATGAAAATACGGAGCAAGGAAATCAGAATTGATTATGGTTCTAAAACTTGCTACTACTTGATTACTTTAATTAAAAAAAAACGGAGGAAAAACAAAATGAGCAATAGTATTGACTATAAGCAGGGCTATCGTGATGCTATACAGTTTGCCATCTCAGAAATCAATGAAAGTGCAGACAATTTTCTTATCGATGAAAAAGAGGCTGATAGAATCAACGAAAATCTAAAAACAATATTAAGAAAGGTTTATCAAAATGACTAAAACAATGACACTTGAAGAGAAGGTTGAACAGTGGTTTATTGACCGTAACTTACACGAGGCAAATCCTGTCAAGCAGTTTCAGAAGCTGATTGAGGAAACTGGGGAGCTTTACTCTGGTATTGCAAAGGGTAAGAGTGAAATCATCCGTGATTCACTTGGGGACATGCAAGTTGTCCTGATTGGCATTGAACAACAAATCAAGAACGGTGCTCAGATTGAAGCAAGTCCACAAGATATGGAGCTGTTGCTACTTGCTTCAAGTTTGGGGGAGATGGCTCAGAAACTCTACAAGCATATCTTCCACAACGAAACAAAAACACCGCTTATCCGTCCAGAACTTAGCTTGCTTCACTCTAATATTCATTCCATTGCAATCCACAATCTGACAACGGCTGATGATTGCTTGGCTATTGCCTATGAAGAAATCAAGGACAGAAAAGGCAAGTTAATCAATGGAATTTGGGTTAAAGAGGAGG